CTCATCTGCATACCTCTACCATACTTAGCCTTTTCTAAGGCAAGAGGTACAACCTTTACCCAGAATTTAGGCTGTTTTACCATAACCTGTACCGGAGTACCTACAGGGAAAGTAATATAAGTAGCCGGATCATCTCCAGAGGCCGGGGCTGTTTCAATCTTACAGGCTTGATCAAGAGCTCCTGACTCTGTATACCACTCATCTCCTACATAGCCTAAGATGTATCCATCATTGGATACCATACACCTCTTACGGCCTCCCCAAGGAGCCAGAGCATCAAAGAAGGTACCAGCACTCTCACCATAAGCACCAGCCAGCCTCTTAAAGGTCTTGTTCTTAAAGTCTACCTCTACCCCGTAGATCTCCTCATCCATGTATCCTACATATCCCTCAAGATCTTTAATCTCAGCCTCTACCTCCATGATCTGAGCCACAGTAGCATAAGCCGCTGGATCTACTGTAGTGGAGATGTTAGGAACATTTCCGATAACTGTTTTCATGTTTACTAACAGGCTGGCAACTCCAACACCGTTGTAAGCTGGCATGTAATCCGGTGTAGCTAAGCTCTCATCAGCAAGACATACACTGTAAAGGATTTCTCCATCAGCCGGATCCACCGCATATAATCCAATAACCTTGATATAATACCCAGCATTTAAAGATACATTGGAAAAACTGGAGCTTACCAGTACCTCTGTACTGCTTAGCCTCCTGACATCAGCTACAAGAGCCTCCTGTTTTACAGAGCTTAAAGAGGTAAGTGAAGCAAGCTGGCTATCTGTATAAGTGGCATTAGATGTAGCCATCTTACTAAAGACAAGGTCAGCCGTTCCGCTCAGTACCTTCCCCATTAAAGTCATACCCTTTTGGGTTACTACTGCTGGTTTAAATATTGCCATGATCAACAACTCCTTTCACATTAATGATTTTCTGGTATGGTGTATATCATCGCTACAGTAACCGGAGATCCGATTGTTACCCCCGTTGTACTTTCTCCCTCCAACTGATTAAGTAATGTCAGCTCCAGATTAGCCGGGAGGAAATAATCCAACATAGAGGTAATCTGATCAAACACACCATATACTTTTACTCTGGTAATGATTTCTATAGCATAGTTAGGATAATCTGTATTTAGCTCATAGCCCCCTAAAGAGCCACACATAGCATATAGCCTCTCCCTAAGGTTTTCCTCCGTATAGGGGGCTTTCTCAAGCCAATACATGTAAAGCCTTGTTCGTCTGGTTTCCAGAGGATCACTGACATCAGAGTAAATCCCAGTTATCTTTTCTAACCGAGCTATCCCTGTTTCATCAGCCCACTCTATAAACATATTAAGCAAAGCCTTATCAGCCAAACCATAGAGCCTTTGAAATTCTAAGTCCTCTACTTTTGCTATCTCCTGAAATTCTTTTACTTTTCGTAAAGGCTTTATCCACTCATTTATGAGTGATGTATATTCTCTCAAGATTATCCCTCCCCTACAGACGTAAGTACCGGGATCTGATCTCCTTCAAGGATAAGATTATCAGCTACCCCATTGATTTTAGTGTTACTGACATCCACCACCCCGGTAATCCGTAAGAGCCTTGATTCTATCTGAGTGATTCTTACTGTAAGAGTGGACTGGTTAGCCCAATCTTGCCGCATTTCTAAGAAATAATCCTCTATAGCCTCAGTGATCTCAGCCTCCAGCCTACTCCATGAGTAGCCCTCTAAATAAACAAAAGTAGCTACTATACTAACACTCTTTTCCCTTACCGTTACTACTGTAACAGTATGGCCTATAGGGGCTATCCCAGAGCCGTTCCCTCTATCACTTAAAGGATCTATAGCCTCTTGTACTGTATCTATGAGCACTTGGGAGGCTTTTTCAAATTGGCTGTTAAGGATAATGAGCTTAACAGTTCCCCCACCGTTCCAAGCCGGGATAACTCTTGTAGCCCCCACCCCGGTAATAGCGTTGGTCTTTTCCCTATAGTCTTTCTTATTACCACCAAAAGGAGCCGTTTTAAAAGAGTCAAAATACCGGGCTCTTAAGATCTCAGTTTCCTCCTCATCTTCTCCGGGTACTAAGAGCTCTGTAATCTCAGCTATCTCAAGATCTCCCATATAATCAATAGGATCTAATGTACCAAAATGCTTATTACCCTCTGTACCGGGTTCCTCACATTCCATTTTATAGCAATACAGAGTTACCTCCTCAGTTACACCCTCCTCATCTTCATCCTCAATCTCTACTACCTCAGTACCTATATACTCTGTAGAGATATAATTGAGTTCATCGAGAGAAAACCTCTGCTCAGTCCCTATATCTTCACTAAAACGGCCTTTTAATATAGCGTTAGTAGCTGGATAAGGTGTGATACCTCTCTCCTTACATCTGAGTATAAGGTGATCTCTATCACAAGTATCAGCGTAGGACTGTTCTACAATCCCATCCAGCTCACCATAAACCTCCTCAAATTCCTGAGCCGCTGGAGCCAAAGCGGAATAAAAAATAGATCCCTCTGTAGTGTCTATATCAGATCTTGCATTGTCTAAGGCTCTTTCCATCACCGCCTCAAAAGTCTGATCCTCATACATCCATGTCCACCTCCCCCAGATCAGTAACTAAAGTAAAATTAATATGGAGGTGATCATCCTCCACAACTACCTTTAGATTCTCAATCCCATGTATATAGGGATGTTCCTCTAAACATTCTCTGATTAACCGTTTACACTCGTTATCAAGGTATTCCTGAGAGTAAGAGTGTCCTATCAGATCTGTGTACTCCTCTCCAAAATCCCAAGAAAAGATAGTCCATTCATACCGCTTAGTCCTCAGAGCATTGTTAACCCATTGGACTATAGCATCTATACCCTCAACAATAGCCCCTGTGAGTGTCATGGTATCCCAGTCTATCTCAAAATCACGGATTATATAATCCTCCTCATCATCTGGATCCAGATCATTGATTTCCTCATCAAAATCCTCTGTATCATCAAACGGGAATAAGCCGCCTGTATCACTCATGCACTCACCACCTTACAAAATATTACATAGGTATCAGTGTTCTCACATTTCATAACGGCTACCTTATCTCCCTTTTTCAGCCCGTGGTTTTTCCTCTTTATGGCATCTTTGGTATCATGATCACCGTTATAGACATAGGGAGTAACAAGCGGCATAGAGTAGCCTTTTTTGAGATAATCAGCTACTAAAAAATCCTCCTCATCCAGTATAAGCCCATCAATCTCAACCTTTTTATGACTGAGCATTGTACCTATATACAGGGTTTCAGGATTATCATGAGCCCCCTGAGCCCTCATCTTGTCTAAGAGCCCTACATAATGCTCCTCTGCATTTTTCACCTGTTACACCCCCTAAGTCATTTTCTTTTTAAACTCAAGAGTTAGAGTCATAGTGTGGACACCCTTAACCCATTTATGAGTATCTGCATTGATATAAAAGAGCCCTGATAAGCCTGTAGCTGTATCTGTAATATAAACCCCATTCCCGGTTAAAGCGTCTATCATGTGATCTCCTACAGCCTGTAATGTGACTGTTTTATCTATCCCATGTAATTTAGCCTTTGCCTGAGTCTTAGCGTTTTTACCTTTGCTCTTTGTATATGTTTGCTGGAAAATACCGTATTTCTGGTTTTTCTTGTTTTCAACCTTCCCGGCTTTTTTTCCTTTACCATCGTAGATCCTCACCCGGTTAACCATGTTCTCAAGGCTCTCCTTATATTGAGAATCATAGATATTGGTATCCTCAGTAAGTCGGTACTGGCAAATAGTAGCCCCGTACTCTACCACATTCAGCTTACCTTTTGAGGCTCTGATATGATACGGAGTCCCGGTATGAGCCTTAGCCGTTTTGTAAGCCTGAAAGATGATCTCATACACCTTTTTATCCTTAACAATCAGCTTTTGCTTATGTCCGGTTTTCTTTAAAGAGCCTACAGGTATCTTGAAATCCTTACACACTAACCTTGTAATGGTTTCCGCTGTTTTCTTCTTAAAGTTGTATGTAGCTGAGCTCTTGATCAGGAAATACAAAAGATCAT